CTGGTAGGGCCTTAGCCCTTTGGCTCTACCAGACCTACAAAGAAAGGTACAAATATGCCAGCCACATACGTTACAGCTGCAACACTTAAGGCATCACTTGGCGTAGGCACTTTGTACGATAGCTACACTTGGATAGAGGACACCTGCCAAGCGGCCCAAGATTTAATAAACGGTTTTCTATGGTTTGACTCTGCTCCGGTGGTGGGAACTGCGTTAGTAAATAACGTAGCTACCGTGATGATAGCCAACCCCGGCCTATTTACTACTGGCCAAACCGTCACAGTAGCCGGGGCTGGCGCTACTTTTAACGGCAGCTATACCATTACTGGCACAGTACCGTTTAGCGCGGGAACTACTAATTTACTGCCAGCTTTTAATTTTCAACTTAACTATTACCAATACCCACAGGGTTACAGCTTTATACAGTATGCAAAGGTAGCAGCGGATCAAAACTTTAGGCGCGTAGTACCTAGCGGCACTATGACCGGTGACGATACAAAAACACAGGCTTACGCTAATACGCCTGCTATAAATGCAGCTGCACTTATGCTAGCTGAGAATATCTGGACTAGTCGATTTAGCACACAAAGCGGCGGGGTAAGCGTAGACGGCTTTAGCCCTAGCCCGTTTAAGATGAGTAATACTTTAATGGCATCTGTACGCGGTTTGCTAGCGCCTTATCTATCGCCTAGCGCTATGGTCGGATAATGCCAGCCGCGATAACTACACTACGCAGCACTATAGCCGCTGCCTTAGCTAATAACTCTGTTTGGTCTACCTTTAGTTTTCCACCTAGCACAATAGTAGCTAACAGCGTAGTAGTAGCCCCGGCAGATCCATACCTTACGCCTAGCAATAATGCACAGGCAACGATAGCGCCGCTAGCTAATTTTAAGATTATTATGACCGTGCCAATGTTTTCTAATGAAGGCAACCTACAAGGCATAGAAGATACGATAGTAGCCGTGTTTAATAAATTGGCTGCTAGCAGTATTGTATTTAACGTTACCGCTGTAACTGCACCTAGCGTTTTAACGCTGCCAAGCGGTGACTTACTTACAAGTGATTTACAAATATCCGTACTAACGAGCTGGAGCTAACAATGGCACTAACCGAAGAAGAAAAAGCGTTTTTAATCAAAATAGGCCAAGAACTGCCTAAAGAGGTTAAAGATACAAAGCAAAAAGCAACAGAAACACCGACAACAGAAAACGAGGCATAACCAATGGCAATTTTTCTTTCTAACGGCGTAGAAGTTACGCTGAACGGCGTGGTGCTATCAGACCACGTTACTAGCGCAACTATTAACCGTAGCTTTGATGAGCTAGAGGTAACAGCTATGGGCGATACCGCACATAAGTTTGTTAAAGGTTTAGAGGCCAGCACTATTACGCTTGATTTTCTTAATGATAATGCCGCTAGCGGTGTAGGCGCGGTACGCGCTGCGTTGCAAGCTGCGTGGGGTTCTACAGTAACTCTAGTTTTAAGACAAACAAGCGCGGCTACTAGCACTACTAACCCGCTTTATAGCACTACTGTACTTGTAAACAATACAACCGACATAAACGGCGCTGTGGGCGATATTGGAACACAGAGCATTACATTTACCTGTAACTCACCTATCGTTATCACAACAGCACCGTAAACTAAACAAAGGGGCAAACAATGGCAAAGCTAAAAATAACAAGGGCAGACGGCAGCGTAAGCGAGCATAAGATTACGCCCCGTATTGAGTATGCCTTTGAGCTGTATGCAAAAAAAGGCTTTCACAAAGCCTTTAGAGATGATGAAAAACAGAGTGACGTTTATTGGCTTGCTTGGGAGTGTTTACGCACAAGCGGGGAAGCCGTAAAAAGTTACGGGGCAGATTTTCTAGAAACTTTAGCTAAAGTTGAGGTACTAGATGATGACCCCCTGGAATAGTTGGGCGCGGTAGTTTTGGTTATCTAGTTGCACAGATAGCAGTAGAAACCGGGATACCGCCCCAGCAATTACTAGATCTAGATGAAGTGATGTTTAACAATATTCTTAAGGTTTTAGGCGATAAAACAAAGGCGGTGCAAGATGCCAACAGAGTTAAGAGGCGCTATTGAAGCGCGTAACGCATTACGCAAGTTTACGCCAGACTTATCTAAAGAGCTGCAAAAAGAAATGGCAGCGCTGTTAAAGCCTATAGTTACAGTTGCCCGCGGTTTTATACCTGCTACTGTTTTAAGCGGGTGGAGCAAGGCAGAGGCTAGCGACACTAAGTATAGACAGTTCCCAAGATTTGACGCAGCTGCCGCTAAAAGAGGCATAGGCTATAGGACAGCGCCTAGTAAGGTTAATAGAAACGGTTTTAGAGCTTTAGCGCGTATAGCTAACGTTAGCGCTGCCGGTACTATTTATGAAACTGCCGGGCGGCTTAATCCACAAGGCAGACCACAAGGGCCGGTAGTAGATCGTTATGTAAATGGCGTTTACGATAAGACAAGACATACAGGTAAACAGTATTCACAAAGTCTAAACCCTAACGCAGGTAAACAGTTTATAGATGCTATAGATGCCACAGGTAAAATAGTAGATGCTAATAACCAAACAGGCGCGAAGCGTAGGTCTAGAAAAATGAGAGGCCGCGTTATCTATAGAGCGTGGGCTGAGGACGGCGGCAAGACTAACGCAGCTGTAATTAAAGCTATAGAAAAAACCAAGATTATATTTAACAATAATTTTAGGACGGCGGCATAATGGCCGTAGATCCACAAGTAGTAGTAAATATAGCCTCTGAGTTCACAGGTAAAAAAGCGTTTAAGCAAGCAGAAACGGCAACACAAAAACTAGGCAAACAAGTAAAAACTCTAGCTAAGTCTTTAGGTTTGGCATTTAGCGTTACTGCAGTAGTAGCTTTTGGTAGAAAATCTGTACGCGCTTTTCAAGATGCAGAGAGAGAGGCAGCGCAATTAGCATCAGCTTTAGAGGCAATAAACTTAGGCTTTGCATCACCTTTAATAAATCAATACATAGACGATTTAGCTTTATTAAGTGGCGTTGCAGGTAAAGACCTTACTAATGCTTTTATATCATTATCACAAGCCACTAACGACACTACAAAGGCGCAAGATTTATTAGGCGTAGCTTTAGATATAAGCGCGGCTACAGGTAAAAACCTGCAAACTGTATCAATAGGGCTACAGCGCGCATTTAAGGGCGAGGTTACTTCACTAGCGCGGCTGCGTATTGGCCTTACTACAGCAGAGCTAGCAGGTAAAGATTTTGATGAAGTACTAGGCGATTTACGCGAACGCTTCTCAGGATCAGCAGCAAGGGCCGCCGATACTTTTGCTGGCAAAATGGCTAGGCTAAAAGAGGCAGGGGATTTAGCCTCAGAGGCATTTGGTAAAGGTTTAGTAAGTGGCATAGAGGCATCAGGGCAGAGTATAGAAGATTTACAAAAAGACATAATAAATCTAGGCGAAACGCTAGGAAAACTTACAGCCGGCGTAAATACTTTTGCTAGCGATACGATTAGCGCGTTTGACCGAATAGGTAATAGCGGTGCTGTGCAAAGCTTGTTAAATGTTTTTGAGGCGTTAGTAAGAGGCGTAGGTTTTATAGTTACTGGTGAGTTAGTGCCTACTATGGACTCAACTACTGCAAAGTTAGCGGCGCAAGAACGTAACAAAAATGAAGTGGCTAACAGGGCAACGCTGCGTCTTAGAAATATGACGCTAAAAACAGAAAAACTAATTTTAGCTACACAAAAAAACACGACTAAAGAAAAAGATAAACAGCTCAAACTAGACAGAGCTGCCCTAGCACTTGGCAAGGGTGAAGATATATTTGACCTAGATAAAATACAGGTACAGGCAGCGTTATTAGCTAAGCAAGATGAAATAAACAGGCTAGGCGTAAATGCTACAGACCAGCAAAAACTACAGCTAGCTAATGACCTAACCCGCCTATCTATCAAACAAACTATGTCGCAGCTTGAAGATGCTATAGCCGCTAAAGATGTAGAGGCTGCTACACGCCTTGCTAAAAAACTAAACCTAGATCTAGCAATACTAGGCGCTTTGCAAGGCCAGCAATTTAAGTTACAAGATATAAATGATATTTTAGAAAAGTTTAAGCCAAAATCTCTAATAGATTTACAAAACCTTAATGAAGCTTTAGCGCTATTATTAAAAATGGCTGGCCTACAGTTTAATTTTGGATTAGGTGGCGGCGGCGGTGGCGGCGGCGGCGGTGGCGGCGGCGGCGGTGGCGGCGG